CGCGACGGATGGACACCGCGCCGGTGCTGAAGATCCTGTTTGTTGATGAGGGGCATTTTGGTGGCGCTCAGATGCTTAAAATTGTCAGGCACTATCAGGCGCAAGGAACATGGATTGTAGCCCTCACAGCAACCCCACGTTGGCCCAACGGTGACGGCATGGGTGACGTGTACGACGAGATGGTGCAGGGTCCGAGCGTCAGGTGGTTAATTGATAACGGTCGACTGTCTGACTATCGTTTATTTGCGCCTGACACGCCAGACCTAAGCGCGATCAAGACAAGCAATGGCGACTATGTGCAGAAACAGATTGACGGCTATATGATGGCCGACGACCACGGCAAAGTTTTGGTTGGAAACGCCGCAGAGCACTACAAAAAAATGGCGTTCGGCAAGCTCAATCTGTCGTTTTGCACTTCAGTTAAGGCTGCGGAAATGTCGTCTCAGATGTTTAATGATCGGGGGATTCCGTCGGCAGTGTTGCACGGGAAAATGGACGACTCCAATATTCAGCGTGTGGTTATGGCTCTTGCCAAGCGCGAGATCCTCAACATATCAAGCTGTTCTCTTGTCACGTTTGGTTTTGACTTGTCACAAGCGAGCGGCATGGATGTGACCGTAGAAAGCATATCGGATCTAGCGCCGTCTAAGTCAATAACTCGTCAGCTTCAGAAATGGGGCCGAGCGCTGCGCTGGAAGGACTACCCAGCGTTTCTGTTTGATCACGTTGGAAACTACCTGCATCACGGGCACCCTTGTGATGATCAGGAATGGACTCTTGATTTTAAGCCCAAGCGGGGCGGGAACTCTGAGCCGACGCAACCAGTCAGGCAATGCCCGCAGTGTTACATGGTCCACCGCCCGTCGCCTGAATGCCCGGGCTGCGGTTTTGTGTATCCGATCCAGAGCCGCATGATCGAGGAAGTTGAGGGGGAGCTATCAGAAGTGACCGACGCCAACCGACCGCCTAAAAAGTCACAGGTGATCGGCCAGATTGCCAGATCCGAGGGGCGCGCGGGTTTGCAAAAATACGCCAAAGACAACGGCTATAAATCAGGCTGGGTAGAGCATCAATTGCGCGTCAGAAAAATGGCATGAACGCCGGGGATGTACCGTTCAAAACACCAGACGGACCAGACGCACCAGCCGAAGCCCGAGAGTTTTGCCGGTCGCGGGGGTTAACATCGGATCAAGTTAAGATTGTGCGTAGGAACGGCGTGGTTGAAGTGGTCGTCAAAATTAAATGCAAATTGGAGCAGAAATGAAAGACCGATCAGAAGCGAATATTCTCAACGACTGCCTGATTGCTTTGTCTAGTGCCGGTTGCTTGGCATGGCGCAACAACACCGGCCAGCTACCGGACAAGAACGGCAGGCCGATAAAGTTCGGGCTGTGCGTTGGTTCCAGCGACATTATAGGCATTGCGCCTGACGGAGTGTTTTTTGCGATTGAGTGCAAGACGCGCATGGGCCAGCCTACTGATGCACAGGTGAGATTCATCAACGCGGTCAACAACTCTGGCGGTCGTGCTGGTGTTGCTCGAAATAGTTCAGACGCTGTGCAGATTGCGCTTGCTAAGGTTAGGCGATAAAGCTAAGGTTAGTAAAGACAGCAACAAAGGGAACACGGACATGACATCAATTTTAATACACAACGCCACAAACGTAACGACAAGCGGCGTGCGCCACAAAAATTCAAATGCGATCGATCTGGAAGTATCAACACAGAGCTTTTTTGGTGACCTTCCTCACACGATCACTATTTTCGGATTGCCCGCGCACGTTGCCGACGCTCTTGAAGAACTACTCGGCAAAGGTGGTGTCAAACCAGCGCCGCAACCATGAGATTCGTCATCAGAGTAAACGGCGAAGAGCGCGGCCACGGGGTTTTTACATCGGTCAAGCAGCTAATGATTGAGATCAAAATACACATCCACTTCAACAAAGGTGCCACGGTTGAGGCATCAATCTTTGACTCAGGCGGGGACGAGGTTTCTGTAGACTGGCAAGCAACAAAGGGGAAAACCATGAGATGCTACGAAAGCATAATAAACGACCTTCGCGGCGGTGATCATCACAAACGCCCTACGGTGCTGGGCGGCGTAAAGCACGACGAGCGATGCCTTGAGGCGGCTGATGACATTGAAAAACTGATTTCCAAGGCAGACAGCAACAACAAGGGGAACACAAATGCACCATGACGCAATTATACACGAGGATCTTGAGCAAGGATCGCCGGAATGGCTCGCAGCACGTCGCGGCCTGATGACTGCCAGCGAGATGAACTTGGTTCTGACGCCAACCCTCAAGATCAGCAACAACGAAAAAACCCGGGCGCATGTCTACGAGATTGCAGCCCAGCGCATCACAAGCTGGACCGAACCGAGCTACGTAGGCGACGCTATGTTGCGCGGCCATGCGGACGAGATCACCGCCCGCGACCTTTACAGCGACCGATACGAACCGGTTGAGGAGAAAGGTTTTATCACGCGCGACTTTGGCGGCTTCACTCTTGGTTACAGCCCAGACGGTTGTGGGGTCGTTTCAAACATGGGGATTGAATGCAAAAGCCGTGTGCAGAAACATCACATCGCTACTGTCATCACAAACGAGGTGCCGACAGAACACATGCTGCAAATACAAACGGGCTTGATGATCACCGGCTGGGATTACATTAGCTATATTAGTTTCTGCGCCGGTCTGCCGATGTGGGTTATTCATGTGCTGCCCGATCCGGTTTATCAGGCGGCGATTATGGCGGCTGCGGCAGAGTTTGAATTGAGCGTTCGGGCGCGCGTTGAGGAATACAGCAACCGCCTCGCATCATGCCTAGTGTTGATTGAAACCGAGCGCGCACCCGACGAAATGGAGGTGTATGTAGGATGAACGATCTTGATGTAACAAAGGCGATTCAGCCGAAATCGGACCAGATCAACGCGGATAGCCTTGTGACTGGGCCTCTGACGATAAAGGTGCGTGACGTTAAGGTTGACGCAACAGGTGAACAGCCGATCTGGGTTCACTTTGAAGGCGACGACGGCAAGCCGTGGAAGCCATGCAAAACCGCAGCCCGTTGCCTTGCCGCGATCTGGGGGGCAAACGCTGCTCAGTGGATCGGCATGTCATGCACGATCTACAATGACCCCACAGTGACTTGGGGAGGGGCTGCGGTTGGCGGTATACGTGTCAGCCACATGGAGGGCATAGACAAGCCACGCCCGCTCTCAATGACAAAGACACGGGGCAAGAAAGGCACGATTATCATTCAGCCGTTGATCCTGAACAGCGCCCCAAAGATCGACGTTGAGGCCGTCAACACAGCCGCCAGGGATGCAGCGGCAAAGGGCAAGGTCGCATTCACATCGTGGTGGCAAGCAAACGCCAGCACGCGGGATCTGGTCAAGCCAATCATGGACGAACTCAAGGCAGCGGTCGCCAGGGCCGACGCAGAACCAACAGAAGGAAACGACAATGATCCGGCCATCTAAAAACAAATCCAAAATGACGGGCCGCAAGCATGCCATGCTTCAGTCATCCAAAGGGGGGAGGTCGCTCTGCCCTTGGGGTGACTTGGCCGTTGGTGACTGGTTTGAGCCAGGTGCAGACTCGTACATCATGGCACACAAGCGCACGAAGCTTGACAATGGGCGCGAGTATGTGGGCGTCCAGGCTGGCGGTGCAAATTGTGTGGTGCGGGTCAAATGATGTGTTGACCTGTGCATGGGGATTGGGTAGGGTTAGTACAGAGGCCAACAAAGGGAACCAAGACAATGACACTCGAAGCAATCACAATCAACCAGATGACCGCCGCAGAAAAAGCATTTTTCATGGAGAGCATTGAAGCTGGCAACCTTGAAGCCGCTCAGACCATCCTCAAGGAAGCAATGACCAAGGCAGTGGAAAAAGAGACCAAGATGGCCAACGCACTGCTCAAGAACCCGCGCATGATGCAAGCGTTTAACGGCATCGTTTATGACATGGCGGCGGCGTAAAGCCCCGCCAACCACCAACAAAGGGGAACACAATGAGCAAATTCAAACGAGACATAATGACAATCCCGCACAAGCTTTACGGGGATTTGGTTGTTAGCTGTTACCTTTTCAAAGGCCTTGCAATAGTCAGGCAGGACACCCTCTGGAGCATTTACCACCATGCAAGCGGCACATCAATTTATGTAATTCTGTCGCGCTTTACGCTGATTGAGGTAAAGGCTATCGCCCACCGCCTTCTTGACCTGCCGATTGACTGGGAAATGACAAGAGCGGATGTGGTCGCATCCGTCCGCGAACATGCAGACGCAATTCGGGAAATAGCGAAATGAACAACGAAACAATTCAGCCGCTTGAGGATTTCGCGGCGTACTTTGGGATTGATCCTGACGACGTTGTAAGCGAGATGGGAACCTTAAAGCGCGACTCTGAGGGGAACTATAATTTGATTGGCGCGGAGTTTGTGATTCATGGGTTTGGTGGGCATTACAACGTTGTTGTCGGGCTTGGCTCAATCGCCCGCCACGTCCCATCCGATCACCTGGCCCGCGTTGAGGCACTGATAACCGAGCGCGACCCCCTACGATGCACCGAGTGCCGCAAGCTCGCCTGCATATGCGACGGGGCATGACAATGATCAACAAACACACAGACAGCGTGCTTATTCAGCAGATGGAAATTCTCAAAGGGGACAACACAATGACAAAGACACCGGATTACAATGATGGGGCGGTGGCGGCTGGGCCGCGCGCCTGGTGGGTTAATGTCTACCCAGACGGATCATGCGGCTTCATACACAGAACCAAGGAAGGGGCTATGGAACACTTAGGCCAAAACTCCCTTGCCCGAACCATCCGCGTCATTGAGCAGCCGGAGTCGGACACATGACCGACAAACTGGCATGGGGTGAGGCTCGCAAAATCATCATGAAGCACCACGGATCGGGCAAAACCACTGTTGAGGTTGGCTCGCTGGCCGGAGTTGATGCTTCATACGTCGGGCGAATCTGGCGCGAATATGACGCCCCGACAGTGCTGCAAATCAGCCGTATGCGCCGAGGTTACAACATAGGCACCGGAACAATGTTCAACGTCCTCACACAGCTAACCAACGAAGAAATGGAGTGGATGTATAAAGAGGCCGAAACGCTGGGCATATCTCTGCCGGTGCTTGTCGCTTCAGTGATCCGCGATGCAGCCGCCCCACCTGAGCCGGAGACAAAACCATGACCCATTTCGCAGAAGTCACAGTCGCCCAATGGCGCGGCGATGTTAAGCGGTGGCACGCGCATCAGAACCCAAAACTACGCGATGCTGGCGACACGATCCACATGCACTCGCTTCGGTGCTGCCTGTTGTTGATGCGGCTTAATCCTGACTTCACGAAGGACATGCTTGCCGCCTGCATTATGCATGACGCTGCCGAGACAATCACAGGAGACATTCCATATGGCGCAAAGCAGGGGGGCAGGCTAGCGCAATCTCTCGCATGGGCCGAATCAATAGCAAACACAGAACTAGAAACCCCGCTTGCTGACCGTAAATCACGAGAATGGATCAAACTGGTTGACCGCATAGATCCCTATTTGATTGCCCTTCAGCACGCGCCGAAAGAGTTGGAGTGCGATGAATGGGCATGGGCGTTCAACGACATATACAATGCAGCGAAAAGCCTTGGGGTTCTTGGGGCAGTGCAGGAAATAATAGCAGAAGCAACGGAGAAAATGACATGACAACCCGCAAAGCAATCCTCGACACTGCAACACAGGCCGTGATGTTTGACCGCAACGAAACGCACGGCAAACCAGAGCAAACATTCGGCCTCATAGCGTCGCTGTGGTCTGCCTTGCTTGATAGGGACGTATCACCCGCTCAGGTCGCGCTTATGCTGTCAGCGCTCAAGGTAGCGCGCGCGTGGGGCAATCCTGGGCACGAGGATAATTGGGTGGATCTGGCTGGCTATGCTGCGTGTGGTGGTGAGTTGGCTGCCGAAGAAAAAAAGGGACGTGACCTAAGTTGGCCGCAGAAGAAAAAAGGGGACGTAAAATGACGTGGACGATATACAACAATGACAAGGCTTGGGGATTCTTGAGTGAGGTTGAAAAGCAGGCACTCCGTGAACACAGGGGCCATTCTGAAATGCTTGGTTACCCAAACGGAAACTGGCACACCAATGACCACACAACTCCGCATGACAAATTCATTTACCGCGCCGTCCCAAACCCAACGCCAGCCGTTGACGCCGATCAAACGGAACAACTTGACATAGCCAACGCCCGGATCGCAGAGCTTGAAGCGGCGCTTGATGCTTTGCGCGGGCGCTATCGCATGTATACAAGCTGGCCCGAAATGAATTTTGCAGGCGGTACAGATGCGGAAGTTCTGAAAATGGCTGACGACGCCCTTAACCCAACAATGGAGGAAGACCCATGAGCCAACGGAAACGGACAAAATGGCCCTACACTATTAAAGTTAGAGACACCAAAATCAACGACGATCTCGGTGGCCTTGGGCAGAACATTTACACAACTTCTGGCAGCGGTTACGAAAGACAAGAATACACCCGAACCGACATTCACAACGCCCAGATCGACATAGCCAACACCCGCACCGACATAGCCAACGCCCGGATTTCGGAGCTTGAGGCGGAAATTGTAACAGCTCGCGCCGATGCGTTGCGTGATGTGCAGCGAATAAAGGCTGACCGTGATCAAGGCATGTTAGACTATTGCGCACTAATGGAGAGATATGACGCCGCTATTCAAAACCCAACAACGGAGGAAGACCCATGTTCACCGCTTTAATAATGGTCTGCAATTTGCAGGGTGATTGCGCTGTCAGAACCGACGGCATACCCTACCCGACGCGCCCACATTGCGAGGCGGCTATTGACATTTACCGTGAGATTGCAGCGATCAACAACCTAACAGTGTTGGCTGAGAAGTGCGTCTCATGGGGAAAGGCGGCTTAATCCCACTCAGCCAGCGCCCCTAGCCTGCTCAGTAGCGTCAACCCTGTTTCCCGTGCATCGGCAATGCTGTCACCAGCTAATGCCGTTGCATGGGCCGCAGCGTCGGGCCTGAGCCTATCTATCGCGCCACCGGTTGCCCAGGTCTTGCAGCCGTTTAATGCGGTCAGCGTCAGTAGCGCCAACGCCAGTCTCCGCGTCGTTAATCCGTTCATGTGCTTCTAGCTCCGATTCAGCCGCTTTGTGTTTGTTGCGCGCTTTTTCAATTCGCAATCCTGCTAGGCACGACAAAACCAGCAAACCAAGCGACGCAGCAACAGCAGCCAACCAGCCGTATATTTTTGACAGGATCATGTACCGCACTCCAGTGTGTCGGCTATGCGTTTTGATGCCGCTTGGAAATAGTCCGGATCTAGCTCAATGCCAATGAATGACCGCCCAAGCGTTTTTGCTGCAACGCCGGTGGTGCCCGATCCCATAAACGGGTCTAGGATTGTGTCGCCCTCGTTTGACCATGATTTGATGTGATCTGTGGCTAATGGAAGAGGAAAAACAGCAGGGTGATTAGTTTCGTTATGCTTTGATCCGTAAAACCAGACATTACCTTTAACTTTTGTGTGTGAAACCATGCTTTCGCTTGATTTTAATAAATCTTTTCCTGAATCCCTGGACGTTCTTTTAACTTTGCGCCCTGCTTGAATGCATTGTTCACGCAAAAGATCACTCTTTTTGTATTTTCCTTTTAAAAACACAAACATATATTCGAAATTTTGCTCGTAACGAAAACCATTTTGTTTGGGTTGCGACATTTTAGAATAAATCATCGTGTCGTGCAGCCTAAAACCGCATTCCATAGCCCAAAGCGCCTGCTTGAATGATGTGCCTGTTTCGCTGCCCTTGATCGTCGCATCACCCACCACCCAAACAACGACACCGCCTTGAGCCGTCACGCGGTATAGGTCAGCGATCACCGCGCGCCAGACATGCTCACCCCATTGCTCATTATTGCCGTTGTATGTGCGCAGATTGTCATAGGGCGGGCTGGTAACTGTTAGGTCAACGGATCCGTCGGGAATGTCGCGCATGGCTTCGAGGCAGTCCGCGTTAATCAGGCGCATCATTTCATAGCACCCCGAACGCCAATGCCAAGCAGTCCCGCGTTAATCAGCAGGGCAGGCGACACACCGCCCGTCACAGCGTCAATCGTGGCAGTTAGAGCCAACCACCCATGCAAAGGCTCAGACGCCACCAGAGCGCCCGCTATGAGCGGCACAAACGACGACCACCAGGTCAGGCTATGGGGTTTGAAATATTTCATGACTTGGCTCCGAACAGCGACCGCAGCAAAGCAGCCAGCCAGTGCGTTTTTGGTGCGGCCCGACGATCACCAAGCCACTCAGATACGTCAAAACATGGGCAGGCTTTGTTCGCGTATTTGTTGTGTCCGGTGATCTTCACAATGTCGGGAAACTTCGCTTGCCATTCATCAATCAACACGCGCAATTCTTTGTCCTGTGCAGGCGTAAAATTTTCCAAAAACTTATCATCGGCCAGACCACCGAACCCGCCGACAAGACTCACGCCGAGGCTGTTGCTGTTATGGCCTTTGACGTGCGCGCCCATCCGAAACGGTGGCCGACCTGTTGCGCGCGTGCCGTCACGATCAATAATCATGTGATAGCCAATGGCAGACCATTTGCGGTCCTCAACATGCCAGCGCTCAATCTCGTCGCGCTTTTCAACCGTGGTGTTTCCTGCCATCCATTCCGGTCTCGTGGCCGTGGCGTGGACTATGATTTCGTTGATGTGTCTCATTGGTTCACCCTTTGCTGTTGGTCTCAGGTTCTGGAGCGCCGTGCCGAGCAATCAAAACCATCATGCTCAAATACTGCTCACCATACTTTTGACACCCAGAGTATATCAAAAACTCCGGCCCTTGATAGTCAGTTGAAGTCACTAGCATTCGCTCATGCCGCGTCCCAAATTCAATCAGATCGCCTGCTTTTGGGTGCTGTCCGCTTGCGTATGTTGGTGTTTCGTCAATGTGGTTCATCTCGTCACCCTTTGCTGCTGTCTAGCGTTTTGGCTGTAAATGTCGGCCAGTTCATGCCTTCAGCAGCATACGTGCCAAATGGATTTAAGTGCGGTCTATCTTTCATAACTTCACGCACACTCTTGACGCCCATATAGTGCTCGCGGTTGGTGTAAGAGTCTAACGGAGCACAAGCCGCAACAAAGCCATGCTCTATAAGCTCATTTAGCGCCGCTCTGGCACGGGGCGTTATTTCCATTTTGGCGTGATCTCCGCCGAATGACAGCGTTGATTTTGGGCTTTGGAAATGTCCAAAGCCAATCACGCACGCATCGTCTGATAGTTTCATGTGGTTCACCCTTTGCTGTTGTCATCCCGATTATAGCGGAAAGCAACGCCGAATGCCAAGTGAATCGGAGCGATCACAAAGAACACAATCAGCCCGATGATATTGATTGAAGCATCAGCGCCACCGGCGGCGATCTCGCTAAGCGCCGATAGGGGGCCGCCCACACCATAACCGACGACGAACACAGTATCCTCTATCGTGTCATAGCCTTTCCAGCCTTGGAAAAATATCTCAAATGCAAAATATCCAAGCAGGCAAGCGACAAAAACGTCAACTCGATAAGGCAGTTCACCCATTAAAACAAATGAGGCGGCGCATATCCAAAAGGCCGTAAACATTCCTGCAAAGATGTGGCCTGTCTGATTTCCTAACCACCCTTCCCAATCGTCAAGAAACGCGCTAGGTTCAGTCAGCGTCTCGAAGTAGGTTTTCTTTTGCATGTTGATAATCCCTAATTGCGGCCTGATGCTCACGAATTAATGGATGATAAAGCCTGCGGATAGTTCGCGCAACATAGCCAAAAGTTAGTATTGAACCCGCTAGTAACCCGATAATGAATTGAAAATCCATGTTTAAGCGCTCCTGTATCGCCGCGCTATATCGCTAGGCCACCTTTGACGACGAACCCAACGAGGGCCAAAATAAACGCCACCACCACAACCATGACGGGTTTCCTGAGCGACGCATAGACCTTTTCAAACCCCTCGTCTACTTTTGTTCCGATGGCGGCCAACTTTGTATCAAGCTGGTCAAGACGTTTTTCAATGTGCTCACGATGCACCAGATCCACGGCGTCGCGGGTTTCCAATGCGGACAGCCTGCCGTTGATAACATGGCCCTGAGCCGTCGTCATGTGGGTGTCTGTGTCTTGTGTCATTAGGTTTTAACCATTGCTGCCGTGGTAAACATCGCGTCCATCTGCTCATCGGTAAAGACTACATCGCATTTTTTAACGGTCATTATTTCCACCTTACGTTAAGCTGTCCGGCGTCAAATGTGTCTGTCCCGGTCCTAGTGATACGGACACGGTCTATTTCTGCCCCCAAGGTAATAGTGCCGCCGCCTATAATGGCTATTGTCGTTGCTGTTGACGCAGTATGCGTCGCAACCCACACGTTTGAGCCTGATTGCAACCTGCGGAGGGTCAAGATTCCCGTCAGTTGAGTCGCACTATCACTCAGCCGCAGGATAAAGCCGGTTGTGCTGCTCACACCTGAGCCGCTTCCTGTATTAAAGTTAGCAATTGAGTTGGAAGCGTAGCCAGTAGACACAACACCGCCTGAAGTTCCGAGTTGCACAAGCGCTTGATCAGTACCGCTTAACGACACTTCATGAAACAAAATTTCAATTTCCTGCACTTCAACGGGTATGCTCGTGAAGTCAAATGCTGTTCCTGATGTGGTTGCGACCAGTGTTCCGCTCTGTTTGCCGTAGTCTTGCACAAACTCGGTAGTCGCTAATCGGGTCGAATTATTGCCCGCTGTCTGAGTTGGTGCCGTTGGGTTTCCAGTAAGATCAGGACTCGCCAACGGTGCCTTTAACGCCAGTGCAGCCGTTGCCCCGATGTCGCCAAGCACCTCGGCGGGCGTGCGAAACTCCGCGCCATCCTCGGCAGCGTTGACGCGGAGAAACTTTGTCGCTTCACCTGTAAGGGGCGGCAAATCACCGGCCAGAGCCGTTGCCAGAACAGTGTCACGCACCCCGACGGTCCACGTGATAAACGTAGCAAGCTCAGGCCCGTTTGTAGCGGTTAGCCATGACAGAAAGTCATCAACGTTGGTATCAAAGGGCGCGTTTGCCTGCCCCTTCGCTGGCAGCGTGTCAGGGTATAGCGTGATGGTTGGTGTCGTCATAGTGTTTCCACCTCAATGATTGCTTTATATGCGCCCATGCCCTCTGTCGTGCGATTAGCAGAAGATAAGGTTCCGTAAATAGAATATTCGGGGTAAAGAATTGGAGACGAAGCGAACACCGCACCAATCCCGTCAATATCATCTATTAACCGGCCAAAGGCATCTTCTTCGTAGTTTAACAGCGACATGTTGTAAGACACGATTGACGACGTGGTGCGCTGCAATAGCGATGTTAAAGTGCCGTCGGTTTTCTTGAATGACCTGCTTTTGAGTTTCTTTGCCGTGCCAACGCCAACAACGCCAAACTCGGAAACAAGCCCGACCGCGATGGTGCCGACCTTTGCCGTGTCTCCGGTGTTTGTTACTGTGATCGCAATCGAAGCGCCTTGAGGAATGTTGACCGCAAAATTGACATATTTCCGCTCGAACGAAGCAGGCACAAACATCCAGCGCCACAGAGAACCCTCGTATTGAGTCGCGTCCTGCAGCGTGTAGCTGATGTTGGCAGCGTCGCCTGTCGTGCTGACTGTCGCAACGATTGACAGGCTCTCAGCTTGCAGGCCGAAAAACGCAAGGCCGCCGATACGTGTCAGTCCCTCAATCGTGTAGGTGATTGAGGTTGCATTGCTGGTTTTGGTTTCAACCACGCGGTACTTGTCAATTCCAACCTGCCTGTCGAATGCCGCGTACCTATTCGCTGGACCTGCGTCAAACCACTCTGTAGCCGTGTCACTCGGCTCTTGCGTAGTGCTTGCCACGCTGACCTCAAAGAGCCGCTCACCCACGCGCCTTTGCGTTCCTAGCGTGTATGTGCCCGCAGTCCATGCGGTTTCCAACGCAACATTTGACGCCGTGACATTTGCCGCAGTAATATCAAGAGGCACTAGGATCTGTAGGGGCGTACTCATGATTGCGCATCCAGTGTCAGGGCGTTGCTATAGTCGGTATTTTCAGCAGTTTGCGAAGATGAATTCGCTGTGATTTCTGACGTTGACTGTAGCAGGTCCATCCGCGCATTCAACCCTTTTAGCTCTGCCAGCATTTCGGCCTGCGACTGTTGCGGACTGTACTCAATGCCGCTTGATGCCCGAGCCATCCCGCGCCGGAAATCAACGCCGGTTGCGAATGCGTTTTCACTAAATGACGCCGTAAGCCTATTTATAGCTGCGGCTGCGTCTTCAGCGGCAAACACCTGGGCCAACAACGCCTTGTTGAGTTCGTTGGTGGCGTCCATCTCACGCGCACGGATCCGCGCTGTCAGTTCCTCGGTCTCTCCCTGTGCCTGGAGCAGCCGATCAGTCAGGCTGACACGGTTGGCAGCAACGGCAAAAAGTTGGTTCATGGTCTCAATGTGAGGAACAAGCCCAGCCAGGCTGTCACCCATGCGCGCAAATTCCTCGGTGATCGCCGCAGCCTGTGCCGCTTCATCAAGGCCCTTGAGTGACAGAGTAAACTTGTGCGTGAACCCGTCGAAAATATCGCTCGACACGCCAAGAGACTCAGCCGCACCGATGACGCTCTCACGCACAAGGAATACGGCTTCGTTTAGCGGCCCGGCTTCCTCGGCACTCAGCGCGCTTGTGCTGGTTGACCGCTTTTTAGACAGGCCAAAGAAGCGAGACTTTTCGATCTCTCGGAAACTCTCAAACATGGCTTCTTCCATGCCAATCGTCGCTTGGATGCCGCTGTCGATCAATTTGGTTTTGGACTTGAAGAACGAGAACACAGCCGCAACCGCAAGCAATGGAACAGCAGCCGCGCCGATTGCCGTCGCAAATCCAGACAGCCCCCCAGCCCCGATGCCGCCGGTCACAGCGCCCAACGTCGGGCCCAAGCCACCACCTGCCATGATGCCGTTGATCGCCACTGAGGCCCCAGACGTAAGGCCCGCGCCTATCGTACCCAAGCCAGCACCTAAGCCGCCCAGCATCCCCCCACCGCCTGACAGTGCCGCGCTACCCATGCCCGCAATGCTCATGCCGCCCTGCAAATTAATCGGGTTCATAATGGCATACTTGATCATGTCAAGCAGCGTGCGTTTAAAGATGTCAAGCAGCCCATCCATGCCGTTTTTCATGCCGCCTAGCACGTAGTCAAACGCGCTCGTGATACCGTCGCGGAATGTGTCTGCGAACCCGTCAGCCGAGGTTGCGCCATCG